GTGATAGTTGAAGTTGTTTACCGCTTGCCTGAATCCTCTTGGTGAAGCATCCCTACAGGTTTTAAGATCCCATACCCTCTTGCCGTCATACCAATCCAAACGAGATTTAAATGGTTGGCCGTGGTATTCAAAGCAAACTGTCAGCTCTGTCCTATCGTTCTCGCCATTAGGAATTAGATGCTTTACGGTTTCTCTGCGCTCCATACAAGTATCGTACAGGTCCTGAGTGATAACAGTTCTGTTCCCGGCGGTGGCCAAGAAGTCTTCATACTCAGCTTTGCCAACTTTGGTTCTTCTGTCTATGGGTGGCTGAATAACAAAGTCTTTGTCGAAGTTGTGAAACTCCAAGAAGACATTGTGTTGAACGCTACCTTCTAATAGAGCTGGTGAGCTCACAAAACCTTTTCTGTTCTTCCAAGTGTACATGCACTTAGCTGCATCTTTTAGATCCGATGCTCTGTAAGCTGGTATCTCGTTATAATCTTCAAATGGTATATCTTCGTATACCCCTACTTTAAACTCCATCTTCTACCTCTTTCATTTGTTCTTCTGTTACATCAAAGCAATTCATATTGCCCGCCACTGTGCGCCTCTCACCTTTACCGAAGAAAGGATAAACCACATGCTGCATCCAAGATGGAAACAACAGTAACTTACCCTCCTCTGGTTTCACATATCGAGACTGTGAAGGTCTTAATCTTTCTGGATCCGCTGTCTGATTAAGACCATACGTGAAATTAATAAACCCATCGATAGCTCCAGATGAGTTGTATAAACTGTAATCCTCTATCTCTTTACCTTCCGCAGTCTTGCCTATTTGTTTCGGTACCTTGGTCCAAGTGGTAAAGCTAATGCCCATAGGTGTTGCTGTGAGGTGATCGTGGATTGGATTGTAGTCACCTTCATAAGAGTGAACCGACCAAAGCTTATCTGTGACTACTTGCTTGGGCCTTATCATAGTGCCCGTCTGTTCTACAAAACGTCTGAGATAGGCTATGCCTAAGTTCTCGACTATGACTCTAAATTCTTGCAGTTCTTCTGTTTCATAATTCATAGACAGCTGTTCACCTTGGTGTATCTGTCCTACCAAATCACCACTCAAAGATTTTCTAAATGGATCTTTAAGTTTGTTATCTAGGTAATTATTTAATGTTTGTATCACTTCTTGTGACAGCTGGTGCTCCATCATTATTGCTGATGGCAAATTGTATATGTCGTACTCTAAACTACTCAATGAACTTCCTCGCTTCTGTCATTAGTTCTTGTTTGAACTTTGTTTCTAATCTTTCTAATTCTTCTATTAACTTACTGACATACCATTGGTTCTTTTGTAGGTCCTCTATTTCTTTATCTTTATATTTGAAACGGTGTAAGTATTTAATGGCTGTACCTTCTAGGTAGTATCTAAAATTGTCACCCAACTGTTGTTGTATGTAATCAATGCACTCTATATCACCTTGGTAATGTGGTGGTTGATTAACCATGTCTGTTTCTGTTTTCATATTGTGAAAGGTGTGGGCAGTACCTGTTTGAGTGTGAGATCAAAAAGGATAGTAGGGACTGCCCACGGAAAACTATTTAGAATGGTAACTTATCATCATCATCACTGCTAGACGCTAGGTCTGCTAATGACTCTGCTGGTGCTTCTACTTCTACTGTTGATGCTCTAGCACCTTTCTCTACAGCTGCTCTGTATTCGTAACTCTCTTCTACTTTCTTTTGTAAGTAGGCTGGTACTTCATCAAACACATCACACATGGCTTTAGAGTTTGCGTTGCTGTTGCCATTAAACTCATCACAGTAAACACTCATATCAAATGCAACCTGTGGGTTTACAGTAGCTACTTGTTCTGTGCCGTTGCGTGGTTCGGATAGCCTTATAATTTTTGGATTACCACCACCAGATCCGTCAGGTCTTGGTCCTGTTAAACCAACTTCTATTTTTACCGTGCATCCTAAGAAGTCAGTCAGCTCTAAGCTATCTAGCTCTTCTTGTGTGAAGCTCTTGCCTCTCCAAGACTCTAAGTCTTTTCTTAGGTTTGCAGATTCAAACAGAGAAGCTGTGTATTCTTTACCTACACCGAATGGTCTACCGTCTGCCATTTTGACTTCACTATTGTCTGGATCTAAAGCTTCTGTAATCTCAAAGTCGATTTGCACTTTCATTTTTTTATTGGTTTCACCCTTATAGGTGTTGTCTTGTGTACCGAGATCAACCATTCTGAAACAGGTAGCATGATATATACCCTTCTCTAATTTTTGAAAATCGTTGTCACCTTGTTTTAATGTTAAGCTCATAATTGTCTCCTATATTGTTTGCTTATTTGAATTAATTTATGTAGTATCTTACACAATAATACAAATTAAGCAAATGTAAAAAAAGGATGATTGATGTCACTGAAACTAAACCGACCTAAGAAAAAGAATTTTGAACAACCCCTCTCTATTAATTACCAACACGAATTTAGCGATTTTCTAGCTGAACACGGGTTGGAACCAGAACCCAGCAAAGGCTTACTTACCGATGGCTCAATAGGTCGAGCGTACATCAATGTTGGTGGTAAGCGTAAGCTATCAGGGTGGTATCAGCTGTGGTTAGATCAGTCTGTCCCTTACGGCAGATTGGGTGACTATCGAACCTCGGCTGATGTTCCCACGCATCATTGGAAGCCAGAGAATAAGAAGAAACAAACCATATCTAAAGAAGAGAGAGCTGAGATCGAAGAGCTGAGAAAAGAGGCCGTCAAGAAGCTCACCAAGAAACATCTGGAGACAGCTAAGAAGGCCAAGGATCTTTGGGACAAAGCCACACCGTGTGAAAAACATCCGTACTTAGAAAGAAAGAAAGTCTTACCTTATGGATTGAGGGTCAACCAACACGGTCAGTTAGTCATCCCTTTGTATGACAAAAGCATGGCGATTGTCGGACTGCAATACATAGATGAAGATGGCAAAAAACTGTTTCTTACTGGTTCTAAAAAAAGCGGTAGCTTTTTTATCTTGGGACAAGAGATACTTAAAACCAGCACCATAATTAATTATGCCGAAGGCTATGCAACCGCAGCGAGTATTTACGCTGACTTCTCACAGCCAGTCATCGTGTCATTTGATGCTTACAATCTTTCGCCTGTCGCAGAGACGATGTTCGAGTTTTTCCATGACCGCAAGCATGTATTCATAGCTGACAATGATGATAGTAAAACGGGTGAAAAGGAAGCAACTAAAGCCTGTCAGATCATAACCAAGAACAATGGTCGGGCCGAGGTACTCATGCCACAGACTCAGGGTGACTACAATGACCATAAGAACGACACAGAAGCTCTACAAGGAGAGTTCTTGCCCGCATTGGATAAGTTAGACCTACCCGTTGAATATGAGTTCCAGCGCAACGCCAGTGGACGCTTCTTGAATACTAAGGACAACATAGGTGGCGTACTCAAAACACACGGCGTAGACGTGAATTACAACGTCATTAAGAAACGAATGGAGATAGAGATACCTAACATGACGTTCATCGCTGATATGAAGGAAGAGGCCAGTCTAATTGAGATCGAAGATCGGTGTATCAATATGGGCATCCCTCATACTAAGGTCAGAGATTACTTGAAGATCCTCGCTAGAGAATACAACCCAGTAAAGGAATGGATAGACAGCATCCCTTGGGACGGCGAGAGCCGTATGCAAAGGTTCTTGGATAGCATCGTCACACACGACAGTGCCAGCCTCAAAGAAATGCTGATGAAGAAGTGGCTGATAAGCTGTGTGGCCGCTGCTTACGAAGTAAGAGGTGTCTCGACAGAGGGCATACTGGTCTTGCAAGGCGCTCAAGGATTAGGTAAGACGCTGTGGTTCAAGCGACTCTGCGATTATGAGAAGGGTTGGCTGCTGGAAGGCGCTACGTTGAATCCGAGTGATAAGGACAGCGTGAAGCGAGCTGTTAGCCACTGGATAGTGGAGTTGGGCGAGATAGAAAGCACGTTTAAGAAGTCAGACATAGATCAGCTGAAAGCTTTTGTCACGGCGAAGACGGACGAACTTAGACTGCCGTATGACAGAGCATTTACTACTTACCAAAGACGCACGGCTTTCTACGCCAGTGTCAACGCTAGAGAGTTCTTGACGGACACGTCTGGCAACCGAAGGTTTTGGGTACTCGCTGTGAAAGATATAGATGTGAACCATAATGTGAACATGCAACAGCTGTGGGCCGAAGTGAAAGAAACCATGTATGTACAGGGTCAGATGAATTGGTTTCTATCACCAGATGAGCG